CAGAATGGCGATGTCTTTGAGTTCAACGGGGATTTTTAGTTCGCCTTATTTAGGCAACCCCTCCATTTTATTTTAGTTATATACTATATAATGTCTGCCCTTTCTCTAATCGGTCAATTCTCTACTTTTCCTGTCGCTGTCGGTGCTGGTGGTGCCGCCAACGGAGTTGCAGATGTATTAATCACGCAAGTATTCCCTGCTGGGACATATATGGGTAATATTCTAGTTGAAATTGTAGGTGCAGGAGTCACCACTGGTCGTTTTTACGCTACCTTTGACGGAAACTACGTTCTTTGGACTATTACTGGTGCGAGTGGCGTTGATGATACTGCTCTTGGAACATTCTTTTTTACTTCCGATGGAACAACCCCTCTCATCCTATCAGCAGTAGGAGTCGGATCAGCGTGGACTTCTGGTGCTACCACCTTAAACCTCCGACAGATCGCCTAATTTCGTGGTTTAGTGGTTTCGTGGACTTCCAAAACAATAGGGTCTAGGGGGCAGTCAATTTAGGAACTCAATTCCAGAAATGGGTCGCAGTATGCCCAATGATGTTTCCCGAAGTCCACAAGTCCACAAAACCACAGAAGTCCACGAAAATAATAATCGTCGTATATATTGTATTAAAATAATCTACATTATATATAGATGTCGCAATTAAACCAAGTTAAGAGGGATAATTCACCCGATCAAGTGTATTACGATGTGACGATTACAAACTTTCAGTCGCAGGACACTTTACCGCCAGTGTTCTATTATAATGAGTCAAGAACTATTCCGTTTATTAACTGCCCCGAAGATTACTATTTAAGCATTATTCGGTTTAGCGTGGATACAGGCACTCTTCCCGTTTGGATACCAAGCATCGTCCCATTCTCGGCAAACCCGAATACAACCATCTACAATATCACACTTACTTACGACGATGGGACAACCAATTTCACGAGTGGGGCAATCCCGATGACCTTTATTCCACAAGACCGCACGACAGGTAATACTCCTTCTCCTCCTAGCACGACTTCAAATGGTCTTCAAAACAACGACACTGGTTATTACAACGTATATTCCTACCAGTATATAGCGTATTTAGTGACGGAAACATTCAAGACCGCCCTAGCAAGTTTAGTAGCAAATGTGATTGCGGGTGGTAGCACGATGCCCACTTACGATATTTACGCTCCCAATCAAAACGCAACCGCTCCACCAGCAGTCACCCCAGTCATACTAACATCGGACAATTTACCGCCATTATTCCAATGGGATACATCTAGCGATACTGGGTCTATTTTCACCATTCCACAATACGATTTGAACCCCGCCGTGAACCCTGGTTTAAGCGGTAATAACCCCATCAAAATATATTTTAATGCCCCGATGTTTTATTTGTTCCAGTCATTCCCCGCCACTATTTTCGGTTATAGCAATGTAGGCGGTGATGAGAACTTCCAAATAGAGGTGGTTAATCAGGGAGGGTTAAATACCCAACTCATCACGCCACCGCAGTATGATATAGTCAACCCAGCGTGGACTACCCCGCCATTATCCATCCCGTATATTTCTACTTATCAAGAGACCAGCACCATCGGCGCTTTATCCCCGATTACTGCTATTGTATTTACGAGTAATACGATGCCGATTACACCCAATCAAGTCAGCACTCCTCTCGTGTTATTTAACAATCAACAGATAGGATTTCAGGGCAACAATGCCGACATCGCCAATATTATAACGGATTTAGTAAGTAGCACTGGGGCATATCGTCCATCGTTGATATATGAACCACAGGCACAATATAGACTGGTCACTTTGAACGGCAACCGACCTCTCTTCAATTTAGACCTGCAAATATTCTACCGATTACGAAATGGTAGTCTTGTGCCGTTCCGTTTAGCGAGTGGCGGGTCGGTCACTATTAAACTAGCATTCTTAAAAAAAGACGGAGCAAGTCAGTCCGAACAATCCCAACCGATAGCACATATGTCTCCCTCATTTAGTGGAAACGGGGGGGTTAAAGGGGGCAGACGTATGATGTAGGGAAACCAAGGTTTCCCCTACGACCCCTTCCTTTATAAGTATGGGTTTAAAAGGGAACGACGAGTTCCCTTTATATTTAGCGGATAGTCTGCCGATATTTTATAATTGTATAGTATATAATGTCGGACTTTAAAACGATTTTAGTGAAGGACTCGGTCATCGGCGATATTACTTCGGATTTAGATTTCGCCGTAAAATCGGGGGCGTCTCAAACTACCTTTCAACCATTTCCATCTACTAGCACCTCCAATAGTGCTTTGATCTGGAACGTCCAAGTTCCATCTGAGAACGTCGTGATTGGTCGTGATGTTCTACTCAATACTGCCCTCTGTATTGAATTGTCGTATGGTGGTGGAGTTCCTATTGGAAATAGTGTGTGGTCATACGGCAACACTGATGCATTCCAAGCATTCCCTTTGAACTCTTTATTTACGACTGCTACTGCTCAGATCAACAACACCACGTGTAGCATCAACACCAAGGATGTCCTCCCCTCTTTGTTGAGAATGAACGACAGCAGAGAACTTTATCGTTATAACTCAATGACCCCTTGTCTTCCCGACCAAGCATACGGAGTATATGCCGATGGTGTGAATGCTAACAACAATCCTTTATCATCATACAACACTGCCTCGTATGATTTAGACCAAGTCCCCCGTGGAGCATTCCCTATTATTTACCAGGTTGCCCGTTTCGTCGCTGGTGTTTTCCAGGACGATAGTCCAATTTCTACTGGTGTAGCAAACGAAACTTGGAAGATTGGTGTAGCGACAATTGTGACTGAACCTATATTCTTGTCCCCCTTTATTTGGTCTAACCCCGAATACAACTGCCAAGGTCTTCTAGGCATCAACAATATGGCGTTCACGATGAATATTGATGCGACCGCTTCCCGTGTTTGGTCTACCGCTAACCCATACTTCACTGGTATTGTTTTAGGAAGTCCTACTACGCAATGCTTTAATCAGACAAGTGCCTTTACTCTTCCCGCCACCCCTGCAGGACAACAAGGACTACTCAGCAACACCTTGGGTGTCCCAAGTCTGTTATTCAAGTTCCTTTCTACTCAACCATCTGATTTAATCCAAACCAAGAATGTTGTGCCTTATATGGATTTCCCGAGGTATTTAACCTCCTCTGCAAACAACCCCACATTTTCCGCTCAAGGACAAACTGCTAGGGTCATTAGTTCCAATCTCCAAATCAATCAGATACCAGATTATTTCATCATTACTGCTCGTGTTCCGATGTCCCAACAAACTCCACGATTATCAATGTCCCAATTCGTCATCCAGAATATCAGCGTCAATCTTAACAACCAATCGGGTCTGTTGTCGTCTGCATCTCAGTATGATTTGTGGCGAACATCAGCAAAGAACGGGTCAGCACAATCCTGGGCAGAGTTTAGCGGTCTTCAAAGTTCCTTTACTAACGGAGTCTCAGATAATATCGCAACTACTGGTTCAGTTCTCGTATTGTCTCCTCCTTACGATTTATCACTTCCCAACTACATTAGCAGTGGTTCTCTCGGCAATTACAACTTCCAGTTTAGCGTCACTCTTGCGTGTCAATATCCAGCATCTGTGTTCGCCCTGTTCCCAGGAGGTGTCATTCCAATTGAACTTTGTGTTGTCTGCGTCAATTCAGGCATATTCTCTACTCAACAGGGTGTGTCTGCTGTCTACACTGGTATATTAACAAAAGAGATGGTCTTGTCGTCTGTTAATGGTCAACAAGCATCTGCAATGACTTCTCAAGAGACAAAGCGTATGATTGGCGGACAAATGCTTAATGGTGCGTTAACTGCTGTTCGTGGTATGAGAAAGCATCACAAAGGTATGATGTCCAGTGGTGGAGCGATGGGTCAGGCACCCAGCGGAGGAAAAAGTGGAATGTCTAAGTATTGTTAGGCAGGGAAACCCCCATCCTTATTTAGAATAAAACTCGGGGTATTATTCTCAACTCTCATTATAAATTAAAATAGTATTCTAATATATAATGCCACAAGCGAACATTACTTACGACACGGGGTATAACCGCAAGTTAAAGTCCCTTTTAGACGAAATGGACGCAAAGCACTGGAACAACGGGACATCTCAATACCATCCTAGTATGATGGGGTTTAAATTATCCAATTTTCACGGCGATTACGCTGGCGAACCAAGTGCAAGAATGATGGTAGGTGGAGGGTCTCACGGCGAACAGCACTTCATCCACTCAGGCAATTCTCCTGCGTATCCTCCCTATATGATGTCTAGCGGTCTTCTCGTTAATTCGGGAGGTGCTAGAATCGGGGTTGATGGTGCTGTTGGTGGGTATTCCTTTAACAACTTTGTAGGCGATGTAGCACACGTCGGTAAAGAAGTTGCCCCCGATTTAATCCGTGCCTATATGAAGAAAGGTGCAGGACGCAGGAAGAAGGGAGGGTCAAAAGTAGGAGACCAAATTGCTTCCGTCGCCAAGACCCTTGCTCCATTCGCTCCTCTCCTTCTCGCTGCAGGAAGACCTGCTCCAAAATCCAAGGCAGATGTAGTGGATGCGTTAAAAGATTTAGGGGCAAAGAAGTCCCATTCTCTCAAAAAATTAAAAGAGATTGCGATGAAAGGAGGTAAATACGGATTCAGTGATTTTGTCGGCGACGTAGCACACGTCGGTAAAGCAGTTGCCCCTGATTTAATTCGTGCCTCTCTCGCTAAGGGTGCTGGTCGTATGAAGGGAGGCGATGAGTTGCAGAGTATGTTATTACAGAAGGGTGTTGACTTACTAGCAAAGAAACTAACAGGCAAAGGCAGGAAGAAGAAGGCGACCAAAGAGGGAGGTATTAATTTAAAAGATGTAGTGGACTCTGCTGTCCCATCCATCGCCAATTTAGTCAAATCTGCCGACCCTGCAGTGAAGAACCAAGTTGCCTCTGTCGCCAAATCCGTTGCATCCAAAGTCAAATCTGCTGTGGGTGCTGGTGGAAGAAATAAGAGAGCAGAGATAGTTAAAAAGGTAATGAAGGACAGGGGCGTTAGTATGATACAAGCAAGTTCTATTGTGAAAAAAGAAGGTCTCTATAAAAAATAGGATACGACGGGTTAAATAATATCACGATATAGTATAATATGCCACGATTTTTACATCAAGGAGACCCAGATTTAAGTGATTTAAACAGGGCAAAGAAACAACTGAATCGGGACTACGCAAAGCAATACCAAGCACAAGACGGCAACCACGACAATTTAGGACAAACTGCAGACAAAGACGCAAAGTTCAACGCATTAAGCACCCGTCTCACGGGTCTATACACTTCATTAATGGATTTCGCACAAGCGTTAAACGTCCCAGTAGCGATATTAGCAAATCCTATTGCCTCATTTAGACCAGCACAAGTAGGACAATTACAGCAATTAAGCAGTCGTATTTTGTCCGAGGTAAGAGCAGTAAATACCATATTCAGTAGTTTAAAATCCTTTAATATTTTTACTCCTCCCGAGGCACAGCAACTCCAACAATCCGTCCAAGAAATAAACGATGCCCAAGGATTACTCGTAGGAGCAAGTCAACAACTCGGCAATTCGCCTACCGCACAACAAATAGACGCTCTGATTGAGGTATTCAGTGGTGAATTATCGCTCCTATTACAATTTTTAAATGGAGCATCCAGTAATTATAGGGCGACAGAACAAATAGGGAGAGGTTGGACGTTTGATAGTGCTTACGACAACGCCTTACACTCTGGTCTCGGGGCACTGGATAGTGTGTATAGTGCTTATAAAGGAGGAGCGATTGTCCCTGCCTATAACGGCGAAGGACGCTTCGGATCGGATGGATACAGAATAGGCGAGTTTTTTACTTACTCATCGCCCCGTAGATTTTACTAACAAAATGATTTAAAGACTATTCAATAAATTATTTTAAAAATGGAAGAAGAATGGAGAGTAATGTTTGATAATTACGAGGTTTCAAACTGGGGTAATGTTAGGAGTAAAAAGTTTATTGGTCGTGGATTAAAAAAAGCACACACAGGCAAAGACGGATATTTACAAACTGGGTTGTGTTATAATGGACGACAGAAGACTTGGAATATTCATATTTTAGTTGCGATTGCGTTTTTAGGAGAAAGACCCGATGGGATGGTTATAGACCATATTGATAGAAATAGGACGAATAATAGAGCGGACAATCTTCGGTATGTTTCTAACAGGGACAATATATTAAATAGTGCAACCTATAAATATCCCAACTCTACACCCGAAGATAAACGAAAAAGACACAACGAGGCAGTTAGTAGATATTATTTTAAGAAGAAGGCATTAATGGGATTGAATTAATCATATTATAATCTAGCGTATATTTATAATATGGTAAAAAAAGGAGGCAAATTATCTGCACGTGATTTGAAAGGGTTAATAGATCAATCGTATAACAAAAAGAATGAAGACTACGGGGATTATAAAGTGGATAAGAGTTTATCCGATGCCGAAGTGAAAGTGTTTAGAAATGAGAAGACGGGACAAGTCGTCGTCGCCCACCGAGGCACTCATTCTGCTGGGGATGTATTTTTAGATGCCCAGTATGCTCTCGGCAGGGATATTACAGGAAGTCGTCGTTATAAGCATTCGGCAG